TCCATGTAGTTGCGGTTGTGGTGGTCGGCACAAGGTAGGTGGTCGCTCCAAGGATGGAGGACACGTTGACCATATTCGGGTTTGCCATAGGGTTCCTTTAGATTCCAAACACCATCGACATGATGATGGCCTTGCCTTCTGTAGCCGATGCGCTGGCTGGGTAGGTCACGAACACGTCTTTTGTGCCCGCTGAAAAATTCACTAGTGACCCAGCATTGCTAGATGACAAAACAGTGGTACGCGAAAGTGTTGTACCGGATGATGTGTATGTCCCAATTCCTATTTCCCACTCTGAACTACTTTGACCAGCAATTGTGTAATAGGTGGAGTTCCCATCGCCAACAGCAGAAAATGATTGGAATCCTGACGTAGCACCAGCTAGGGTTACAGTGCCCGTTCCTGTTGTGGTGGTAGTCTCTTTGACACGGTCGGCAAGTACAAGTGCCATAGCGACAAAACCTTAAGTTGTCAGTTCTTCAGCTTTGAAAAAACGCTCCTGGCTGTCACCATTGGTATCTGTATAGGCGACAAGTAGCAATAGGGTGCAATCGTTATCTACAGTCGCACCTTTCACTACTCCAGCCATAGACGTGCCCTTGATGATTACCTGGTCGCCAGTTTTGAATGACATGATTAGACCGATCCAGTGTAAGTCACATTCAGTGTGTCACCAGACTGCACTCCGCGATTCCCGCCAGTAAAGCTACCGGCAGAATACAAGGTTCCGGTCGTCCCGCTTTTTGTGTTGCTGGTAGTCAAAAAACATCCTGCAATGGTTGCACTTGCGTTGACAGTAAACGATATTGATGTTGATGCTTTTGATCCAGCAGATGCTGAATTCCATCCAACAGACGGGCGAGTGGAATTGGAATACGCAACGCTTTCGCTCCATCCAGCATGGGATGACATGGTGTCACCTGCTGCATAAGTTGGGGTAGATGCTCCATCAACCAGACCTAGATAGAAAGCTGCGGTGTATGCACTACCAGCAAAGAAATTATCCAGAAGAAGATTTTTCCCTACAGTCACAACCAGATTTTCGATAGGTTCTTCCCACTTGATTTTTCCATCAGCATCCAAACAGGTAACCGAATAAAAACCAGTTGCACCAATGTTTTCCTGCATATCAGATTGGCGTGAAATGGCTGCGCTTAATGTATCTTTACTGTTGACCCGTTCAGAATGCATTTTTTGTTTCTCCAATACTGGGAAAAGTTTAACCGAAAGACCTTGCGCGTGATTTCAAAACTCCACCACTTGTAGCACCGCGCTCATCCGCAATTTGTAATTCCTCGATGCCTGCTTTGTACAAACTGGCCCACGTTTGAATTCTTGCATCATCCTGTAAGTAGGGCGCAGCTTGTAGCAAAGATCCATAGAGGTACACATCAGGCGCTTTTGTAAGCAGCCAGTTGGTAGTGTTGGAGTTGGATAGCTTGCTCAGTTTGCTGTAGTAGATCAACTCGCCAGTGTAGCTGGAGTCTGGGATAGGAACAACGCGAATTTGTGATCCGACTACGCCAAAGAATTTAGGTTTCCCGCTAGATGTGTATTGCGTAAGCAGATTGTCCAGACTGTCAATGGTCTCAAATTGCAGAGGCGTTACTGGATTGGTGTCCATCTTGAACGTCCGCGCCTCTAGGAAGTCGCCTGGCGCTGCGTTGTACTCAGCGTCTATGGTTGCCGTGGCGCGGGTAATCATCTGGGTGGTGCGTAGGGTACGCTCCATCTGAGCCTCGGCCAGAGAGACAAAGTCGGTGATGGCAGACGTTAGATCGCTACGGTTGAGCCAGTCGGCCACCGAGGCTTTCAGTTCAGCGTAGGTGCTAAGTGCCATGCTCTGCCTTTTCCTTCTCGATGTCGCGCATCATCCAGGTGTGGTCGTGCTTGAATTCAAACGTCCCGATGTGCCCAATCTCTTTGCTCACATCATGGTCTATGTATATTTTAAACCCTGCCGCCTGCGCCTTCCGACAGAAGAAGATGTCCTCTCCGATATATCCGCGCTTGTCGGTGCGCCAAGGAGTTTCAAACCACGGCTCTGTCAGTTTCTCAAAGACGTTGCGCTTAATCAGCATCACGCCCATCCCGATGCTGCCGACTTCCTCAATGCCGGTTGACTCAGGCATGGTGTAGACAAGTTCACGCTCACCGTCTGGACCGTACTTTTGCGCTGTTGGGCCAGTAGGGATTCGTCGGCGTGCGCAGTTGGTCGCCACGATGTCCAGGTCATGCTTGAGCAGGCGCTCCACCATGTCCTGCGGGAACGTCATGTCTGAGTCGATGAACAGGATATGCGTGCATCCCTCGCGCATCGCATCAAGCGCCAGGTCTGCACGCTGGTTCTGAATCAGCGTGCCCTGCATGATTTTGAGAGACACTGCGTCTGTCGTATTCAGCGTGTGGTAGCAGACCATGTTCACCAGGCAGTAGGTGAAGTTGGCGTGAACCATGTCACGGGCTGGCGTGCAGACTGCAATGTAGTTATTCATACTTGTCCAGGTCTCGTTCTGAAAAATCTGTTGTCCGGATCGTTGAGCCAGCGTTTCATGTACGCCTGGTCATCCAACTTGCCTTCGGCCTTGAGTTGGTAGTAAACAGCCTCTGGGATGCTGGCGACGTGATGCCACTCACCCTTCCAGTTTGCTCGCTCATCTACCTTATTGAAATCTGCCTTGTTTGCTTCAACGACTGCTGTGACATCCTGCTGCGTCTGAATCGTTGCCTGGCCAGTTTCATCGTTGAAATGCCAAAAGCGGGTGATACCCGCTTCCTTGTTCTCGTCAAATACTTGATTGTTCATGCGTTAAAAAAGGGACCAGGTTGCCCTGATCCCTTTCACTTGATTACGACGTAATCAGGTCAGCAGCCAGGCCGTGGGCAGCCTCAGATAACGTCTTAAATCCCCACTCCACGAGCAAAAGTCGCTTTTCAGCATCGCCGGTCTTAGCGAGTTCCACTTGCTGGTAAGGACGCAGCACAGTCATCTTGGCATAGTCGGGATCAATGACCCATGCATCACGCTCACGTTGGAAACGGTTAGCAATCACGCTCACTTGACCGAAATCGCTGACGTAGATGTCAACAGCACCGATCAAGGTTGCAGGACGGTCACCGCCGTTGATGTTGTAACGGCTGGAGGCGATACCAGAGAAACCGCTGACGCGCTGCTTGTTAACAGGGCCGGTCATCAGAATCTTGGGAGTGCCTCCAGATGTCCACACTTGCTGAATCACATTCTTGAGAATGGTCTCAGTGAAGGTGCGGACGTTACCGTCAGTGCGTGCGCTGTTTGGCAGCGTGGTGTACGACGGGTTAGCGCCGTTCGTCTGCATATCGACGTTGGTCTTGATGAAAGCGCCCAAAGATGCAGTACCGCGAGCGGTGCTGGTATTACCAGCAGCGGCCACCGCGCCGTTCAGCATGGTGAACTCTTGGTCGCGTTTAAGTTCGGCGCTGCGCTTGGCAATCTGGTAAGCCAGTTCGCTACGGCGGCCAGCCTTGTTGACCACCTCTTCAGTCGCGGACAAGATGATGGTCTTGCGCGAAATCTGAGCATAGTTTTGCAGGCGAACGGTTGCGGTAACAGCATCGAAAGAGGAGACATCGTCACCCTCGATCTGCTTGTTAGCAGCGGCTGCTGCCAAGGTATCGGTCTGCCACTCAAACAAGGAGTTGCTGATCGACTCGCGCCCGATGTTGGATTGGAATGGTGTTTCTTCCGGTGCTATGTTAGTAATAATATTCGAGAGGTCCTCCCGAATACCCTTTGCGTCAAAGGTGGTGAATGTGTTGGTTACGATTGCCATGATTTACTCACTTCAATAAAAGTTCAATTGCGGAGACCGCATCTTGGACGCGGCCAGTTTTTGCAAGACGTTGTTTTGCGCGCGTTGACTCGCTTGTCGTGGATACTCGACCGGCTGCCCCTGGCTTGGCTGGTCTTGGGCCATTGTTGACTACCGGCTTGATGTTGCCCCGCTTGGACATCATCTGCTCGTACAGTGCCGCCTTACGCAGCACATTCACGACGCGGTGGTCAAAAATGTTCTTCAGTTCATCAGGCTGGAATCCGGATTTCTGTCCGAATTCAATGAGTAGCGCCTTCTCTGCCTTGGCCTTGGCGGGATCCTTCCACTCAGGTAGGATTTCCATCAATTTCTCTTGCTCTTGAGCAAGAAATGCCTGCATAGACTGCGCCTGTTCCTGGCGTGAGATTTCTGCAAGTCGCTGCTGTTCGCTCTGAATAGCCTCGTACTTGGCCTGGTTTTCACGCACTAACTCTTTCTGCCTCACCCACTCGATAGGATCCTCTTGGTAGAGTTTGTCCCAGTCAATCTGAGGCTGTGCCGCCTGCTGAACCTGTTGCTCCAATGCACCTAACAATTGAGCGTACTGCGCACGCTCGGCGCGGATAGCCTGTGCCTCTTGCTCGACCTGCTTGCGCACTTCGGCAATCTGCTGGGTCTTCCGCGTGTAGTCCTGAGTTCGTGAATAGCCCTGCTGGAGTTCGTCTAGCGTTACAGTAACTTCCTTGCCATCTACCTTGACGGTGAAAGTCTGCGGCTGTTCGTCTTCCTTGGTCTCTTCATCTTCCTCTGACTGTTCGGTAGGTGTTTCTTCGTCCGATGCGTCTGCATCACCGGACAATTCCTCATCCACCGCCGCCTCAGTTTCCTGAGATAACGCCTCGTCGGTTGACTTTTCTCCCTCTTCGGGAAGTATGGCCGTGAGTGCCTGGACTGCTGCGTCCATATTGAGTGATTCTGTCATTTGTTAACCCGTTCCAGCGCACGCTGCGCCACTTTTGCGTTGTCGATAGTCTTGACCAGTTCGGTCTTGAGGTTCTCGATTGCCCTGATCATCGACCAGGCCATCTCACGCTTTTGGGTTTCTTCGGGTTTGCTGCTCTTGAAAATCCAGAGTTGGTCGTTCTCAATCTTGGTGATTGCCGTGTTGAACGTCTCATCCTCTAAGAGTTCCTGTGCCTTGCGGCCTGCGCGAATTGCTGTTTCTGTCATGCCATTCCAGGTTGGTTGATGGTTGCCTCTCGATTCATGCTGGTCGCAGCTTGAATCTCAGCGTTGCTAATTTGTGCGTTGTACTTTAACTCAATTTCGTATTTCTTAAGTAGTCCATCCTGCGCCAGTTGGTCGCGTCGGAAATCATCGTCACGCACCATCTGCTCACGCTTGAGTTCCAACTCGGCGGCCTTCTTCTGGATGTCTGCCTCGATGGACTTGGCCTGCACCTCGGCCAGCACCTCTTCGGGTGTCGGCTTGGGTGGTGGCGGTGCTGGCGGCTGGTAGTCGGCTGGGATGTCGTTGAAGAACTGACTGGAGTCCTTGAACCCGCTGAGTTCCACAATCTTGCGCAGGGTGGCCGCGTACATGGACGGGGTCACCAGCGGATTCTGAGCGCCGAGTTGCGTCAGCGCCTCCTGCTGCTTGGCGCTAATCATCATCAGCGCCTGGAGTCTCTCGTTGGTGTCGCCGTTGCCCAGGCCGATGTTGATGCTCACGTCCATGTTGGCGTTCCATGCGCGTGGGTCAATCTCCACAAACTGGTCACGCAAACGAATCATGCGTGGTTTGTCCTGGTGAGTTACCATCAGGAACAGGATGCCCTTAAACAGTTTCTTCATGCCCTCAGCCATCATCCGCGCCGTGAGTTCGATGCGGCCTTGGGACGCGCTGATGGTGGCGGCCACCGCCGCCTTGGTGCTGGACTGCAATGCGTCTGCGTTCAGACCCATCGCTGCCTTGCTCATGCCTGTGCGGTCTTCCTTGATCTGGTCGATGTAGTCCAGCATCGGGAAAGCCGCCTGCCCGACAAACGGGCTAGAGAACGGCTGCACCATGCCAGGGGCACGCATACGAATCACGGCTCCGGTCTCATTGTTCAGCACGTCGTCCATGTTGACCTGTCCCTCTACCACCGCAGTGCGTGGGTGGATGGACTGCGCCAATGAGTCCAGCGTGTTGCGCAGAATCTCGGACTTGATTTCTTGAATGTCGTGCGTGATGTCGAATATGGACATCGCCTCGATGGGGCTGGTGTGTGGTTCGGGGTCGCAGGGGAAATCCACAAACGGGATGTAGGACGCTGGCAGGTTGCGCACAACCTTGTATCCGGAACCCATGCAGCAAATCTTGCGGAGTTCGGGGATGCCGTCACCGTCGTAGTCGATGCGCTCGTATGCCTCGATGTACAGGACGCGCCGCTGCATGGGGTTTGCACTGTCTGTCTGACCGATGGCCGTTGCCAGCGGCTGGCGTGCCAAGTACTCTTCGTTATCGTCCAGGTCGGAGGCCGTGACGTTATCCAGCACCTCGTCCTCGTCGTATCCCATCGCAATCAGTTCTGCGACAGTCGCCATCTTGCGGTGAGCAATCAGGCTGCAATCGTCAAATGACCGCGCACGGCGGTCAATCAGCAACTCCTCTGGTGGGACTGCCATGATCTTGATGCGCCCGTCCTTGGTGACGCGCTTGATCTGCACGTCGTGCAGCATGGGAGTCGGTGGCTGCATCATCTGACCCGTCATCGGGTCAAGCATTGGCTGCATCGGAGGCGCGTCGGGGTCGGGGTACGACACAACAATCTTCACCTCGGCCTGCTCCTGCATCAGCACCTGTAGGGTCTGGTCATCCAGGCCGCTGAAGTCAGTGATTTCCACCTTCTCGGAGTCCTCCCACCAGAACTTCGCAATGCCGCACTTGCGCACAAGGCTATCCTTGAAGATGGCGTAAGTGGTCATAAAACCGTTGTTGTCACGGTTGAATATGAAATTCGCGTAGTCGGTGGCCTGCTTGGCGTGTTCCACGTCTGCCGGTGTCTCTGGGACGTATTCGACGGTGTTCTCGCTGGAGAAAAACACCCGCATCAGGCTAGGCATGATGGCGCTGACGGTGTCGCGCACCTCCATCGCAACCACCTGGGAGCGTCCTTCTTCCTCGTTCCCAAACGGGTCGCCACGGTAGTAGGCTGTCCCCATCGCTCGGATGGGAGATATATCGGAATCGATATAACTGACAGCGTCTGTCAGGTCCTGCCCGATGATGGCCTCCAGTTCGGTGTCATCCATAGGCTGCTGGGCTGCCACGTCAGTGGTAACAGGCAATTCGTTCATGTTCATACGGGTATCTTTCGTAGTACGACGTACATGGAGTCAACGGCACGCGGTGTGCGTAACAACTCGTCTTGTTTCAATTCTAGGGTTTTCCCATACTCAGAGAGGCGAAAATCCAAATGCGTCATCTCAAACCTGTACTCCTTCCACCCCAAGTACCAGTGCCAGGCGCAGTAGTACACCCATGAGTTTTCGTTGAAGGCTCGGACGTGGGTGGGATCCTGCCACGCTCCCAGACTCAGTTCGTAGGGTACGACGATGTGCATTTCTCCGCCTTCTGAAAGCAGGTCTCGGCAGTTGGTCATCGCCTGCACCAAGTTCGGGATGTGTTCAAGAACGTCAAATGCAATGATTCGTTCAAAGCCTCCGCGCTTGATAGGCATAAACTGGTTTTTCCAGCGGACTATCCCTCCGATGTGCATATCGGAGATGTCCACCACCCAATCTGCACCGACATCTGACCGAATGTCTGCGTTTAGGCAGTCATCTCTGCGGTCCTTACCGGATCCAAGGTTAAGAGTTAAACCAGCGTTGGACATACTTTGGTCGGTGTTTCATGAGCCAGGGCAAAGCCTGGTTGGTCAACATCTCGGCGTTTACGCCAACCGTCTGGCTCCCGACGTGGTGGACATAGGACGCGCTGACGTAATTTTCAAATCCCAGTTCTTCGAGGTCGCTGCACTGGACATCATCCGAGTACCAGTTCAACGGGGGGAATGGGCACTTCGCAAAGGCTTCGGAGTTAATCCATGCGAATATGGGCGAGATGACATCGGCACGCCGAATCTTTGACTCGGACGTGAATCGGCACATATCGATGGCCTCGCCCTCCGGATTCCATCGGATATTCTGCACAGCACGCGCCGAGTCGCACCTGGCGGCCACCCAACCAGGGTTCAGGCTCAGGTCGCTGATGATGTCCACATCGTCCATCAGGACGCGGTAGCTGGTAGGTGTCAAAACAACATCGTCATTCGCCACCACGACAGAGTCGAAATCCTTGAGTGCGCAGTTGATGATGTCGTTGTAATCCTCGCCAAAGTTGCGTGGGATGCCGACCATCTTCACGTCTACGTCAAACCTTTCTATGACAGACGCAGGCCCACGCAAGTACACCGGAATCTCTGGGCAGTACTCGCGGATGGATGCCAGCATCACCGCCAGGTTCTTTCCGTGGACGGTGCTGATGGCAATGGGGCTAATCACTTGGACTTGTTCCTCGCGGAGATGGCCTTGGCCTTGGCCTTAGCGTCTGCCTTGGATGACGCGCCCCAAGCGTTCAGACTCAGCAGCAACCTGGTCGGCTTCCCGTCCTTCATCTCAGGGCCAGGCATATTCCCCATCCGCGCCAGGAATGACGCTCGACGCGGGTTGTCTCCGGACTTCACCGGAGGCTTCAGATTCATACCTTCAGCTTTCGCGCTGGCGCGTCCCTTGGCGTTCAACCCGCCAGACGGGTTCTTCCCCTCCTTGCGCTGCCAGGCGGCTGTCACTCTTCCACCCCGCCCTCTAGTTCCGTGTCCACAGACTCTTCACCGTCTCCACGGCCATCGTTAGGGCCGCCCGTAACCCAAGCATCGCACGTTCTAGTAGCCGCGCACTTGAAGTCAAAAATCTCGCAATAGCCGAGGTCAGCGAGTTGTATAGTTCCCCAAGGGTCTGCCTCATTTCCGATTCCTTTCGCAATGCACTGCTTAATCGAGTCCTGCACATTGAACGCGGCGCAGTTACCGCATCGGCTCTTCTTCGCGTCTTCCACGCTTACGTCCCAGGTGTCAGCCTTCTTCTTCCAATACGCCGTATTCGGAAGGTCAGGATTCTCAGGGCCGTAAGCTGCGGTGGTGATCGCCTTCGCCCGATTCTTCAAATTCAACGTGATGTCCTGCGTTGGCATCGGACACTTCGCAACCTCCTTGGGTGAGGTCATCATCTGATTCATTGCCGCCTGGTACTTGCCAGGCACGTCGCGTGTAGCCATTACATCTTCCCCTTCGGCTTGGACTTGCCAGCCTCGGAGAGCGCAATGGCCAATCCTTGCGCCTTGCTTTTGACTACTGGTCCACCCTTCCCGCTGTGCAGCTTACCAGCCTTAAATTCGTTGTATACTTTACTTATCTTTTTTTCTGTCTTAGAGGGCTTTTTCATGTCTGACCTTTCTGAAATTTGGGTTCCGGTTCCAAATTATGAAGCATTTTACGTTGTTAGCAACTATGGAAATTTTGCCTCCATAAGAAAAGATGGCAGGTATCCTAGAAAACTCAACCCAGCAACTGGGTACTTAAGTGTATCTGTAAAAGACATTGATGGCACTGGACAAAAAACACTTTCAATTCATAAATTAGTTGCTGAGGTATTTATTGGCAAAAGGCCTGATGGGTGCGTTATTAGACATTTAGATGGTAATAAATATAATAATAATGTATTAAACATAGCATACGGAACTCCTGAGCAAAATTACTCCGACACAAAGAAACATAAAGTGCATTTAGGAGAAAATAATTCAAGAGCCTTATTAAATGAAAAATCTGTTAAAGCAATAAGAGTATTAAACACTGAGTTTAAATTGACAAAACAACAAATAGCTAAAGCATTTGATATAAATCAATCAACTATTAACGCAATTTTAACTGGACGTAATTGGTCTCATGTGACCTAGGCTACTCGCGGCAGATTCCTGCGCAGCGGCTTGTTCCAGGACACCTTCGCACCGCCAAATGCGCTGGTTACCGCGTCTGATGCAAACGTCAGGCAAAACGCATCAGCCTTGTCGGGACTCGGAAACCCGCGCTTCCTGATCTCGTCCTTGCCCTCGATCTGAATCTTGCCTGATGACGTGAACGAGTACCGGACGATAGCCAACTCGCTAATCAGAGTCTCGTCCTTTGGCATCTTGCAATCCCGCCCCTCCAGCCAGCCCTTGGCCTTGTGCCACAACTCAGCCTTCAGATTCCGGTACGTTGCGCCCATCGCCGGACTCTCCGAGACGTTGATGCCGCGGCAGGGCAAACCCAATTCCCGCAGCCTGTCGACCACTCCCGCGCCCAGGCCGATGCTGTCCACCAGAATCTCCGCTGGTCGCTCGGATGGCGGCAGGGACTCGTACTCGGATACCACCGCGCCCGTCAGTTGCATCAAATCCAAATTCTTCCAAGTCTTCACAGGCTCGGTCACTGCGTTCCCCTTGCGCTTGCAGAGTGCCGACCTGTCCGACCCGAACCGCGCAACGTCCAGTCCCCATACCATCGGCGCTGACTGGCTAGGCTCAACATCTCTCTGCTGCGCCATCTCCAGCAACTCCATCGGGATGACGGTATCGTCATCTGAGCGTGGGAACTCGCCAAGGACGCGAATCCGGTAGGCATTGCTCTCCTCGCCGTAGCGTGCCTTCATCTCTCCCAGGTACGCCTCGGAAACCCTTGGCGAGTCGGCGCAACTCACCTTCATCGTCACCCAATCATCCTTGAGGCGGTTGTGGGTGTCGTAAAAGAAACCCGTACTACGCACCGGATTCCCCAGCAAAAGTGTCACCGCCTTGTGACCCGACATCGATCCCGCTGCCGCCTCGAACACCGCCTCAGGGATGCCTGATGCCTCGTCGGCCACCAGCATCACGTTGTCGCTGTGAACGCCTTGCAGTGCCTCTGGTTGCTCTGCTCGTGATGTCCTGGCCGAGATGAACGCCTCGTTGGGAGCCTCCCTCACCTCGACCCTGTCCTGTTTCACGTCTAACTGCTCTTGCAGCATCGGCGGCAACTGCTTAACCCACCGCTTCAGTTCCGCGAACAGGGCATCGTAAAGTTGACTTGACGTTGGCGCTGTAACGACAACCTTCACAGGGAACCGCAGGAACAGATACCACAGCATTGCCCAGGCGCTGGCCGTACTCTTGCCCACGCCGTGGCCAGAGCGCACGCTGATGCGGCGGTTGCCAGCCGCAATATGATTCAGAAACTCCACTTGCCAAGCATCAGGCTCGGTGTTCAGCACCTCCCTGACAAACAGCACTGGCGCGTTCCGATACCGCAATGCGAACTCAATAAACGGGTTATCGGGCGGTGCTAAATTTTTTTTGGAAGACATAGTTCTTTGTCAGGTAGGGGGTAGGGGGGTCAGTGGATAGTCACCAGCCTAGCGGATAGTCACTAGTGTGCATTCGTTCATCCGGTAGGTGTTTGGGTGCAGCTACAACCGCCCCGTCGCCAGCGCCCCACGGGGGGGGTCGGCGCGACGGGTGGCGCTGGCGGCCTGTGGATAACTCAGCACGCTGCGCGTCCCCTCTGACGATTGGCTATGGTGCGCGTAAGCCTATGATTCCATTGAGTATTTCGCTGCGCGTCTGCACTAATCCCATAATGTATATTTGATACAGTGTCCATTATGTGAAGTAAAACAGTGCGTTTCCGTGTGTTTCTGCTTAATTCTTGAGCAGATACCATCATTCTGTGGATAACTTCGGCATCTGCTCTGTGGATAACTGCTCAACCACCTCGACGTGGCGCAGTGCCTCCATGCGCAAACCCTGGATGCTGACGTTCACCGTCTGTGCCTTGTCAGTGCCGTAAGTCTTGCGATCCCAGCGTTCAGCCAGCCACTGGCGCGTCCGAATGCGCTGCACGTCACGCTGCGCGTTGTCCACGTCCATCCCGTCCGCGATGGCGAGTGTCTCGCAGGCTAAATGCGAGGCCGCTTCCACCCGCGCGCGCGTAATTATAGGTTCGTAGTCGTTATCCGCTATCCACGTATCGAGCGCACGCCGACCTATGCCTAGGCCACGGCATATGTCTGCCTTGCTGCGTCCCTCTTCGAACATCGACAGGATTAACTCGTCATCGATGTCCTCAAGCAGCGCAATATCTGCTCTCACCTTCGGATTCCCAGGCATTACATGACCCTCCACGCCTTCTTCGTAGTCTCAAGCACCCTACGCACCATCTCACCCCACAAATCACGCCCTGCGCCCATTCTTAGCCCTTTCTGCTGCCTTCGTATCAAACATCTTCCCGCCCTTGAACGGTTTGCTGACATCAATGTCATTCTCCATATCCTCAAACCCGCTCAACCCTTCCGACTCAACTGGAACCATTGTCGTACCAGGCAAAGCTGCCTTGATTCCGCGCACCTGACTCAGCGTAGGCCCGTTCATTACCACTTCCAATTCTTCCAATGTCCAAACCGAGCGTTGGGCTGGCTCTTTCCGAAACTGGTCATACCAAGTCGCCATTTTCTTATCCCTGACAACCACTAGCAGACTTCCGTCACCCATCCTATGCTCCATGCAATCGATTTTAGGCATCTGCTCAATGCCTGCCTCAGTCGCCCATAGCGTGAGCGCCTTGTAGGCCGCAATCATCCCCTTGATGGATTTCTCCAGCCGTTCCTCGTCACGCGCCTGGCTGGCCTTCCATATCCGCTCCCGCTGCGCGTTGAACTTCCTGCGGAACTCAGGCTCCACCAAATCAATCACTCGGTCAATGCCCCATGTCTTCTCATGCTCCAGCTTCGCCAGTTCCATCTCAACCATCAGCGAGTGCTCAAATACTTTGAACCGATCGCTCGGATAAACGTCAGTCTCCAACAATTTCTTCGATGCCATCAAAACGCCCTCATGTATGCACTATCTCAAATTACAACTATTGTGCGTATGCATGTATGCAGTTACAAATCGTATTAGACGATTTTTGTGTAACTGCATACACGCACCCATTTACCTTGTATGCAGTCTGTATGCAATTGCATACATCGACAAATAACTGCATACATTTCCAAACTTAAGTGTGTATGCAGTTGCATACGTTTTTGTATGCAGTTGCATACAGACACTCTTAATCTTTGGCAGCAAATGGCTCATCATCTGGATATATAGCCCAAACATATGTTGCCACTCCATTGTCAAATTTACCGGCTACTCCTCTTCCAACTAGTTGCTCGACCAACCTATCAAAGTAATTTGTCCAGCCCCTTTTCCCACGCATAACAGTCCCGTATTCCTCTTTCCACTCGTCTTCAGATGTGGTCTTATAACTCTCCTCTCTAATGTTTGTCATGTGCCCATTCTTTTTAATCGCTCGATGCAGCGCCTGCATACCTATCTTTTGGTTTGGCGTCAATGTCCTCGATGGTTTGGTTTCGCGTTGGATTGCACTAGCATTTGCCTGCTGCTGGAGCGCCTCATCACTGGCCCTAACCGCCAGGCTGATTTGGGCTTCGGCAATCCCTAGCTGGCTGGCTTGAATCTCCACCTTGACCATCTCAAAGCCTATTCGCACCCCGTCCTGGCCATCCTTCTGCTTGCTGATGGTGAGGATTCCTGACCCCGCTATCGGGCCAGACGGGTTTGGTACGGTGTCAATCTTCAGCAGTTCAAGCTGGGTGTCAACTGCTCCAAGCAGGCTTGAGTGTCCCCGCAAACCCTTCGTCTGATCCTTGCCTGAGTGGTGTAACACCATCATGGCGCAGTTCAGCATCCGCTGGATCCTTCCAGCGTTGTGGATAAATGCTCCCATGTCCTCTGAGTTGTTCTCGTTTCCACCGCCGAATGCCCTAGCTAACGTGTCAATCTGCACCAGTTCAAACTGAACGCCAGTGCGCTCCACCAGGTCCTTGATCGAGGCCACCAGCAAGTCGAAGTCTTCCGCGCTGGATCTCAGGTTTATCGCGGCACGAATAACGTAGATTTCGGCTCCTGCTTGCGTGCGGTTGTGCATCTTGCAGGCTTTGATGCGTGCGCCGATGCCGCCAAAGCCTTCCCCGCAGATGTACAGCACAGCCCCTGCTGCTTGCACCTCCCGCCCCATCCACGTCCTGCCCGTTGCCACCGCCTCCGCAATGTCAAGCGCAACAAATGACTTGTATGACCCTGGCGGCCCGTACAAGGCTGCAAATGCCTTCTTCGGCAGCACATTGTCAATCAGCCACTCGACCGGCTCGTCCTCAATGTCATCCCACGGCTCAATGTTGAGCAGCTGCCGTGGGACTAGGATAGGTTGATCTTCCTCGGGTAGCGCAGGCACTTCCTCCACCGTTTCACGGGGAACAATCCACTCTGGCGGCTGCACCTGATCCACGCTGGTGATGACGGGCAGCGCCTTGGCGAGTTCTGCCAGCTTGGCTCTGTCCCCGCCATTAGCCACCCACTCATAGGCATCGTCACCCAATTCGGGTAGATTGAAATCAAGCACTCGGATTGCTTTGGCTACTGGCAGCAATGCTTCCACCACCCGCTTGGCGTACTTCCAACCAGGTTGGTCGCAGTCAGGAACCACTATCACCACCGCGCCAGTGAAGTATTGGGTGATGTCATCCGGCCAGTGGCTTGCACCAGCGTGAGACGTAGTGGCAATGACTCCTATGCTGACCAGCGCGTCAGCCGCCTTCTCACCCTCCACCAGGTAGATGGCGCGTCCAGCTTCTTTGGCGTTCAACAACTCAGGCAGGCGATAAGGGACTATCCTTGCCCCTGCCATGTTCCCATGCCGTCTTCCTGCGGCATCCACCCGCAGCAAGCTGTACGTCTTACCCTTCTCGGTGTTCGTCTTGAATCTGCGCTTTACGAATAGGGTCTCGCCTTGCTCGTCCTTGTACTCCCACTCCTGCTCCAGCGTTGGCATAGTCATCAATTCACCTTTAATGAGCGCGAGACTGTAATCCTGACGCTGGATGCTTGGCAATAGGTTGCGCTCCCTGACAGCGTCAAATACGCTGTGCTGATCGCATCCACCGTGGCAGTGGAACAGGTACTTGCCGTTTTGCTCCGTGATGGAGAGGCTTGGATTCCTGTCCCCGTTGCCTCTGCCGTGGCCAGGTACAGGGCAACTCGCAAGCCAGTTGCCATTGACCTTCTTGGCGTTGCCGAGGGCTTTGGCTATTGTTTCTGTGTCCATTATTTACTCCAATACCAAAGAACGCTGCGCCAACCGTTTGTCCTGCAATGGTTTGTATTCGGGGTTTAACTCGCATCCAAGGTATTGCCTGCCAAGGTTTTGCGCTACCTGTGCTGTTGTTCCGCTGCCCATAAACGGGTCAAGGACAATGCCGCCCACTGATACGCCAGCAAGGATGCATGGCTCTATCAAGTCAGACGGGAATACGGCAAAGTGTGCGCCAGCGTAGGGCTTGGTGGTGACCGTCCAGACGCTGCGCTTGTTACGATTTCCATCAAACTCTTTCATGCCTTTAGTGTGGGTTGCGCCCGTGGCTGAATACCCACCGCTTTCATGCTTTTCACCAGCAAAGAAAGGCGCTTTGTACCTGTTTGCGCTACCTTCTGGGTCAGAGCTGGCCTCTTTGATAGCCTCCGCATCGTAGTAATACTTTTGCGACTTGCTCATCAGAAAGATGTACTCATGCGACTTGGTGCATCGGTCGGTCACCGACTCAGGCATAGGGTTTGGCTTGTGCCAGATAATGTCCTGACGAAGAATCCAACCGTCTGCTTGCAGTGCCAGCGCCACGCGCCAAGGTATGCCTAGTAAATTCTTTGGCTTCAGACCGGTGTTGATATTGCGATATGTAACCCCCGCAAGCGTTAAGTCTTGCTTGCTACCAGCCCCACCTGTGCCGCTCCATCGTTCATTGAACCCGGCGTAGGTGTTACCACCCACAGCGCCATACGAGTCCCCAATGTTCAACCACAGCGTCCCATCGTCTTCCAGTACATCCCACACGCAACGGAACACTTCAACCATTGCCTTGATGTATTCCTCGGGCGTTTCTTCTAGCCCAATCTGCCCTTCGTGGCCGTAATCCCGCAGTCCGTAATAAGGTGGGCTGGTAACGCAAGTTTGCGCTTTTATGCCTTGCTCTTTCCAGCGCCTCATAGTCTCTCTGCAATCTCCAAATTCGATGGTGTTCATACTTGTACTTTTTTAGAGGAAAAAAAGCCGGTGGAGATCAACCCACCGGCGTACCGAATCAACGGTTAAAAGAACTCTTCGTCATCCATCACAGGTGCTGGCGCAGGCTTTACCGCCTTGCGAACAGGTGCTGGCTCCGGCTCAACAAAGTCATCACCATCCGCACTCATTCCCGCTGGACGCGCAACCCAACCCGCCAGCTTGAAGTTCGGCACTCGCGTGTTGCCCTTGCCGACCTTCTCGGCGGTGCTGTTGACGTACTCGATGACGGGCAGCTTGCCCTCGTTGTCATCAGCAGCCTTCGCTGCGTCGGTGAAGATTTTCTCAAACCCCTTGCACGGCCCGTAGGCGTTGGCGCTCCAATCGACCAGGCCAAGTTCCTTCGAGTACAGGGTCACAACGAATCCGCGCTTGTAGCCCTCGCCAGGTGATTGGCTCTTAGCGCCAAGCACCTCATCCGGCTGCCAATCGCGTACACCAGCACCAATCATCAGCCAGCCTGTCTGCACAGAGTCCAAGTCCATGACCACCTTCTTGAGTTGGATTTCCTCACCGTCGCGGTTCGTCCAAGCGTTGGCCTGCGGTGCAAAGCGGATGTAAGAGTTGCCTGATCCAGAGTTGTTTGAAAGATTTAGCATTTCAGTTTCCTAAGTTGCGTGCGTTAGCACAATGTTAGATGTCAGAGGATTCCGACACCCTTGCCAGGGTCAGCCCACTTGAGACCTTCTCTGTCAAATCGTCGAGCAAGTGTTTATCTGCCTTGCTCAGTAATTTCTCAGCTTGCGCTGGCGTGATTGGTTCGCTCTTGTATAGCTTGGCCGTCTCGATTGGCAATTCGCTGATGTCGATGTCTGCCCTCCATTTGCGGATAGCGCGTTTCGGAACCAGATTCCAACCTGGCACTGCCGCGCCATCCTCCAGACGCTTGGTCGCCACCTTCTTCAGTTCCTCGTAGAAAGCCTCCACCAGTTCGCCCTGCTCCAACCAGGTGGAAATCTCGTCAGCACTAAGTTCTTTTGTCGGAACAGTAGGCAACTCGTAAGCCTTCTCCCGCAGGGCTGGGCAGTGTAGCTTGGCAGGGCAGTACTTGCAGGCATCCCGTGACGGTGTCGGGTAGGCATTCATCTCTGAGATGTCCGCTATGCGCGGCATGAGTTCATTGTCCCGCCATGAGTGCAAGTCGTACAGACTCATCTCGTGCGTGCGGTTTGCGCCAACCTGCGGCTGGACAATGGTCAGCCTGATGGTCTGAAAGTCGCCCAATGCCTTCATCATTGCCAGCGCATAAATTTTCAGTTGCGGTGAGTCGGCATCAACGTAGTTGCGCCCCGTCTTCAAGTCAACAATCTCGATGATCGAGTCCTTCACGCTGTAGCCAACGACGTCGCACGTCCCTGCCAACTCAATGTCCATGGTGTTCAGCACCGTCCCGTGTTGCTCCACCAGGACTCGCCCTAAGTCTTTCTCCAGGCGCTTGATGGTGTCCAGGTGTAGCTGCGCGAATTCAGCGTTTTGCTCGGTGATGCGGATACCCTCCACCAGCTTGTCGACGTAGTTCTTCGGGTCATCCTCTGTCTGCCAGCAGGTTTCTGCCAGCGCGTGAATGGCAGTGCCAATCTGCGCCGCCTCACCACTAGGCGACTCAGGGATGCCAACTGATAGGTGGACACTGGCAGGGCAGGCCATCCAGCGTGACGCGGCGCTCGGCCTTAGTTTGATGCGTTCCATTTTTCTCTTTCTCTTTCGTGTTCATTGCTGATGATTGCGTAGGCTTGTTTGCGTACTTCGTTAGTGACCGCGTGACCCAGGTCATCAGGGTCCAGCAGGCGCTTAAGCAGGACAGTCTTGTCGCGTGATGATTCGCGCTCACGCTCTAGCTGAGTTCCCAGCCAGATGATGTGCTCTCGCATGGTGCGTAGTTGGTCAAGCATTACAAAATATTTTCCTGTGTTTGCTTCGGCTGCTCTGGTGCAAATAGCTGGCCTTGCGCTACCGCCTGCTCTATGCGTTTGCAGGCAATGTCAAAGTATTTTGGTTCGCGCTCTATGCCAATGAAGTTGCGGCCTAGCTGGATAGCGGCCACTCCTGTTGTTCCGCTGCCCATGAATGGGTCTAGGATGGTTTTAGGGTTATCAGCTTTTTCAATAGTCCACAGCATCACAGACAACGGCTTCATAGTTGGGTGCATTTTTTCTTCACCAGACCAATGATGAGACAAATGGCGAATTTGCTTTCCAAAGTTAGTCCATGCCATTTCGCATTCGCTAAAACTGCGCCCATCATTCATTTTGTGCCAAACTAGCCAATCGTTTGTTGGCGGTAACTGGTCAGAAAAATAGTTTCCCCCCCAAAAACAGCACAATTCAGCCATTGATAACCATGTTTTTATGTCTTGCACTGAATCATCCCAATCTCCACCACGGTCAAATTCTTTTTTCCCTTTGCCCAGCGTTTGTTTATTGGCCCCAATCCCATAAGGCGGGTCAGTAATCACCGCATCCACCTTGCCTAGCGTCGGCAAAATTTCCATGCAGTCGCCAAGGTACAGCGTGGCGCTTCCAATTTTTACAGGTTCAAGCATTTTTCGTTATGTACCAGTAAGCAATCAATGCAGCATCTGCGCGGCCATCGTCCTTCGCACGCTTGAAGAGGTCGGCCTTGTCTGGGAACAGTTCCATAGCCCTCATGCGAGACGCATCCTTACCAGCAGCGCGGCCTACACCCTTCGTCCAGGTGGCAGGAGTGACGTAGGTGCTTGGCATCCGCAAGGCGGCTACAACGCCCTCTATGATGCCTGCGCTGCGCCCAAAGTTGAACATGGAACTCACACCCTGACCTGGCATCGCGCCAACCTTCTCGATGACAACATGAGCATTGGAAGTTACCGTTAAATAATTGCAAAGGCTCACCGCGCTGATATGGCGCTTCTTCGTCTTTCCTGAGTCCACCTCCAAGGTGGGCATATCAATGACTTCCAGTAGGCTACGGGTGTACCAATCAAAGACGCTAATGGCTCCGCTTATGCCTGGGTCAATCCCAATGACAAAACTCACTGCTCACGCTCCTGCTGCAATTGCAGCAGTCTGGCATCGACCAGCGCGTCGCAAGCCTCTTGCAGCTTAATGACTGCCGAGTACAGCGGGATGACCTTGCCTGTACTCCACCGCGAGACCTGTGCCTTGTCGATGCCTGCCGCGTATGCGACATCGGATAAAGTGAAACCGGACCGTTCCGCTTTCTCGCGGATGGCTCGGATAGCAGATTGTGTGATGGTTTCCATGATGATATTGTCAACTCCTTGTTGATGGATTCTACACGCAATTTTCTAGGTGTTTTCCCTAGCCAATTTCGCAACTGCTGTTTGTGATGTAGTTGTCAACTGATATATGATGCGATTGTCAACAACAACAGGAGTGAGTTTATGAAGTATGTCGCAACCGCCACCCGTAAAAATGTCAGCGGGAAACCTGATTACCTTTGGGTTTACAGGGATACATCCAATTCTCCGGTCTTGTTCGAGACCGAGCGTTCCGCTTTTGAGAAAGCGGAGTCCATGTGCAAAGACGAAAGTGCGAGTATGCACTCACCTGCCGCACGGGGATACAGCGTTGAGCAGCGTCAGATCATGGCGCAGAACCACTACCTAAGCATCACCAACCAGATTGGAGTCGGAGCATGAAATCCTTAATACTTGAGGCGGCACTCTCTGCCGTAATCCTGGCCGGTCTGGCCTATGTCTTAATTGAATGGTGGTTTGTAC